CTCCAAATAAACATGATTCCGTAAAGGAAGTTGAGAAAACTTCCCAGTCTCCGAACGTTAAAGTTCAGCAGAGATTGGCGAAGGAAGGTATTGATACCCGGGGAGAGTTTCAAGCTCCAGGAAAGATTGTTAGTCCAGTTGCCAAACACGGGCGTACACTCGCTGTTGTTCGGAATTGCTATGTTTTAGCATTTGTTTTTGACAATGGAGATGTAAGCTATGTGAATGGTTTGTTTATGGATGATCGTACCTTGTTTTTTACATGGCATGCCTATGCAGTGTATAAGCAAGCTGGTCTGAATTTAGTGCAATTGAAAATCTATCCGGATTTGCCAACAGCAGGGATAAAATCCTGTTTAGAAGCAAATGTTTCTCAGTTTAGTATTATTGAGAAGTCGAATAGAGATTTGGGTTGTGTTTCTTTTAAGAAACCGGCGCTATGTTCCATAGGTTCTCTATGGGGTATGGTGCAAAGTATGAATTCCTTGCCCAGGAAGATTGAAGTGGTTCATCGTATTTTGCGAGGAATAGTGGATGGGAAGAGCTTGATGGCGTATGAAGGTCCTTTCTTTGCCAATCTTGTTGTCAACTCAGTATTGAGTATGAGAATAAGAGTGGAAGGGAAAGAACCCTATATAGCCAGAGGTTTTGATTATTACATTATCAATGATGGTAAGGGAGAACCAGGTTTTTGTGGTTTCCCTTACCAGGCTCCGGAAGGAGTAGATAAACCTTTGATTGGGATACATTCTGCAAGAATAGGGAATGACTCCATAGTGGTCCCCATTTTTGCAGAAGATAATCCCAATCATGCCAATTTTCAATCTCTTCCCCCAGATGTTGAAGATAAAATAGATATTGAACAACCAGGTCTTCTTATACCTGGTGCCAAATGTTTGGGAAAATGGGAAGGTAAGACTTCTGGTTCACCGACGAATTCCGCTTACCGGAATTGTTTTAGAGACAGTGATACTGTCTTCCAGGACAGTAAAGTTCTTCCGAACTTATCTTTGGAAGCGAAGAGAAATAGGAATGAATTGACTATGAATTTTGGACCGACTAAGATGATGTCCAATTCTATTATGGAAGAACCTGATTTCTTTAAAGGGTTTTTTCAAACTACTAAGAGATTAAGGAAACTTAGTTTTGAGGAAGCTCTTTTTGGGGTTCCTGAATTGGATATTCCTTCTTTTGCTACTCATTCTAAGTATGTTGGTTTTCATTTTGTCGATGAGAAAAAGGAACTGGTTGATTTTGATCAGAGAACTTTTTCACCCTCGTTAAAGAAGAGGGTAGAAGAGTATTTTGAATTGGCTAGTGAGAGTGTTGTTACTCCTTTGTGTGCTCAATTTGCGAAGGATGAATTGTTGGATGCTGAAAAAGTTCATTGTGATAAACCTCAGTGTAGGATAATTAATGGCCATGATTTGGCCTATAACATCAGTTTGAGGATGTTGATGGGTCACTTGGTTAATGAAATTGTTTTACATCCTGCATCTGCGGTTTGTGTGTTGGGAGTTGATCCGGTTTCGATGGACTGGAAGATTATAAAGGACAGAACTTTGTCTCGTGACCATATTCTTGCTGGTGATATTAGTAAGCAAGAAGCAACTTCGGGACAACCTATTCAGTTGAGCTTTGAAAAATGGGCTAATTGGTGTTATGATGATGATTATCAAAAGGTTCGTTCAAATTTTTTGAAAGGATTGAATGGTTATTGTTTTATTAGCGAAGGATTTGTATATGAGTGCTTTCGTGGCCATTCTTCAGGTCATGTTTTAACCACTTTATACAATAGTTTTGAGGTCTGGGCAATGCATAAGTACGTTTTTGTAGTTATCCATACTTCTGATGGTGTAGGTTTCTTCATTTTTGAGAAGGAAGTTAGTCTTTTAACTCATGGTGATGATTCAGTTGGTAGTGTCTCTGAAGCTGTGAAAGATACTTATAATATGAAAGTAATTTCTGAAGGTTTTATGACTCACTTTGGCGTGAAATATACGGGTCCTGATAAAGATAAAGAGGTACCTGATTTTATCCCTCCTTCCGAGGTGGTATTTTTAGGTCGTTCTTTTTATGAACAGGATTCGTTAGTTTTTGGTCGGTTGCGTAAAGTAGCTATAAATGATATGTTGGTGAAATGGCGTCCGATACCAGGAATGTCAGATTTTGAGGCACGTCAAGTTCGAGCAGATGCTGCTTGTAGAGAGATGTGTCTTTATAGTAGGCAATACTATGAAACCACTTTATCTGCAGTCAGAAATGCTTATAAGGCTGAGGGCAGGAAAAGCCCTAGATTTCTGCCTTATGCGTCTACCCGTAAAAAGGTAATGTCGTCTTGGGCGAGAAATGATTGGAGTGAGTACGAGAAGGTACCCACAATAAAAGTACATTATTAGATGTGCTTATCGAGGTGGTACTCGTTAAAATACTCTTGGTCAGGTTGACCCGAGAAGGCACTCGTTAACAAGCCGCTTGTGGAGTCGGTACTCCCAATAAAATACCATGTACTAGGTAACGATTAATGTCCGTCACACGGCTTAGTACTTCTTTTCATTGACAAGTCGGATTGTCTTTGATTTGCTCGTTTCCTGACAGTAATATGGAAACACTATGAGAAAATTTTACTAGTTTTCAAATTACAGAACAATCCGCTCCCTTAGCGGAAGAGAATAAGGAATTGACTCAACTCAATTTAGTTGAGAAGCTGGAAAAACTTCCAGCAGTAGGAAAGATGAGAGGAGATGATTTTGATCCTTATAAGTCGAAAGTTCCCGCAGAG